GTTCCAAAATTGCTCCAGTTTAGCAAGCATTACTATTCCAAATAGTGTTACAAGTATTGGCATTAGTGTGTTCGAAAACTGTACCAGTCTAACAAACATTACTATTCCAAATAGTGTTACAACTATTAGCACAAGGGCATTTTATGGATGCTCCAATTTAACAAGTATTACTATCCCAAGTAGTGTTACAACTATTGGTGATAGCGCTTTTGATTATACTACAAAACTTACTGAATTTTTTGTAGATATTAATAATAATTATTTTTCATCATTAAACGGTGTACTATTTGATAAAAATCAAACTACACTAATTAAATATCCTACTTGGAATTCTCGTACATCATACACTGTTCCTTCTACGGTTACTACAATATCAAATAGAGCATTTGGTGTTTTAAATTATTCCGATAATAAACTAATATCTGTAACATTAAACAATGGGGTTGTTACCATTGGTATTTTTGCTTTTCACTATTGTCTTTTTACATCAATAATAATTCCAAATAGTGTTAAAACTATTGGCGATTATATGTTCTATGGTTGCTCCAGTTTAGAAAGTGTTACATTTATGGGAGATATACCAAAAATTGGTAGAGACAATTTTACAGCAAATACAAATGATACTGCTTATTATTATCCAACTGCGAATAATGTAAGCAGGCTATCACCAACACCTCCCATTTTTACAAATGTTGTTGCAATTTCATTAAAACCTTCTAAACCTGTAATAAATAATGTAACTGTATCAAATCAATCTGCTAAAATTTATCTAGAAGCTACCAGTGATACTATTAATAATTATAGTTTGAGTATAAATGGTTCAGAATACACACCATTTTCACCAGTTCAAAATAGCACTCAATTACAAATTGTTGAATTAACAAATAGAACATCTTATACTTTTAGTGTCAAAGCAATTGGAACAAATGATTCTAGTGACCCTTCAGAACCTTATGGACCAGTCTTAGTTAGACCAACTTTACTTGAATTGAAAAATTCATTATCATTAAAGAACGAATATGTTTTACAAGGATACAACACTGGTGATTTGGTTGGTTCTGGATTATTTGTAGTAATGTATTTAAAACTAATTGGTTACACTCCTAATGATTTAAGTTCTTATTTTGAAACAAGTGAATTAAAAACGGTTTTTACATTACGAGAAATGAAAACGATTCGCACTTTGACTCAATTAAAGTTATTCTATACAGCAAAAGAACTTATAGAATCATTGTTATTCAGTGTTGAAGAACTTAAAAATGAAAGTATAATTGATTCAACGAAAGGTGTGATTTATTATATATTATGTATTGTAATGCCTGGAAATAGCAAGATTAATCGCGTTAAATACACATTAACCACTGAAAATGTTGAAAAATGTATTTTCCATTTGGTAGATATGGAAAAAGGGTTAAATTTTTCTGTAAATTCTTAAAAATGAATTGAACTTATAATATTTTTATAATATTTTTATAATATTATAAAAAAATGGTTTTTAGAAACTTCCTATTTATTATATTAAAAATCATATTTTAAGTAGCATACAAAAGACCCGCATTGCCGCCAACAAAGATAACCATATTGACTCTTTCTTCCATCACATACAAATCATAATTGTATTCATAAATGCGCCATGATGGTTTATTTACGCCGATTATTTCGCCTGTATCTGGATTACAAATAGTTAACACCTGAGCGTAAGGATCTGTCGGAGGATTAATTGTGACAAACTCAAATTCAACATTCGTGAATCTACTCATATTCATAGCACCGGATGGTTGTAACGAATATGGCGACGTATCTAAACAAAAATTATAGCAATATAGGCCATCGGGAGCAAAACCTTCGGTCCTGGTGTATTTTTCCACATAATTATAAACTCCAGCGGGTAACATATTTTCTCTGTATTGCCCGTCCAATAAAATACCCAATTCCACCAAAATTTGCTTCAGATTTTGCTGATTATAAACACCTGTTATCATTAATCCTGATAACGTGCCATCTGGATTTGTACCTGGGCCAATTAATGGTGGTCCAAGAGGGTCTGGATTATCATAGGTGCCAGCAGCCGGCGCCGGAGTAATATCCAACGGCATATAATTATACGGCCAATTCGTGTAATTAGACCATTCATTCCTCAAATTAACATCGCTTCTCTGGAAATAAAACATCCAACTAATTACCATACCGATAGAATCTATTGGTATCTTATTACTGCCAGTGATATTATAATAAGGTTTCTCATACACTTGTTTAATCAAATATTTCTGTTCATTTTTAGCAAAGAGCATCGATTCGTCATTAGAGAGAAAACAATAAGTACAATTTAAATTAATATCCGCATTCCAATTTGTTCGTGTATCAACATAAGACGTGGGACCAAGTTTTTGATCCGGTGGCGTCTGTAAAAATCGATAAAACTGCATATAATATTGATTAAAATTCGGCGCAACATATGGGAAATTATTGTTGTAATCCAAGACATCACGAATCCTGAAAAGCTGATTAATCGGTTTAAATGTGACACTTATTTGTAATTCATTGTATTGCAATGCTACCAAAGGAAACGCATTTTGTGTTTTAAGGTTAAACCAAGCACCGAGCGGAATGTATAATACTTTTCCCATAATAGATGGTTGAGCACCAGCAGGATTCGGCGACCCATCTGGCAAACTGGCATAAAACGCATTTGGGTATGAATTCACGTGTGTGCCAGCATTTGCCGGGTCATTTAATTCAGGAATATTGCCAATCATCTCATTAAATAGTTGTCTCTTTTCATTACTAAAATCTCTTTGAACTGATGCTAATATGTAGCGACCCGAATATTCTTGTAATTTTTGATTGCCGCAAGTAATCGTAATTCGGTCAATCATCTGTGCGCCAATATTGTCTATCCATTTGAATTCATATGGCGCCCAATCAGTATACACAGTTGAGCCGTCTTGTTGAGGAACCTCTTGAGGAGGATAAATTGGGCTCCAAATTGTTGGTAAAGCTACGGAAATATAGCAGTCCATCAATAAATCCGCATAACGTTTCACCTTGAATACAAATGTGGTTTCAGTTGTTAAGTTTAGTGTTGGTGTACCTTCATAATCTAAACGGAAATTTTGTTTTCCGAAATTAGTATATTTTTTATAAGTCGACTTCCAGAATGTCTTCTCTGGGTTTCCATTTAATATAATATTTTGTTGTCCTTCTGAAACTAGATTTAAAAGACCGCCAGGCATTGCTATGTATAATATATAGTTATAAATATTATTTAACTAATTTGATTAATTATATAATATTTTTAAAATTAAAAAAAAATAGCATTAATATATTAGATTAATGTCATCAAAAGAAAAAGCAACAGGTTATTTAAGCAACCTAAAAGATATGGATCAAGATTTCGCGTCTTATATGATTATTGGATTTACGTTAATCTTATTGGCATTAGCGATATGGTATATTATTTATTTGACTAAACTAGACAACTCTAACACTAATTATATGAATGATTTATATCCGTCTGTTGATGGTAATATAAGACCTATTTCAGCAAATGCTACAGATAGTTCTGGTTGTTTATATGATTATTATATAAAAACAGCATATAACGCTTGTTCAGGCGGCTCTTATAAAAATGACTTTGTAAGCATTGATGTATTGAAAGCAGTCTTAAAACAAGGTGTCAGAGGTTTAGACTTTGAAGTGTATTTGGTTGATGGCAAACCGGTTGTAGCAACAAGCACGCAAGATAGTGTTTACATCAAAGAAACATTTAATTCGGTTAATTTTGCCGATGTTATGAAAACAATTAATAGCTATGCTTTTTCAGGAGGCACTTGTCCGAATCCGACAGACCCAATCATAATTCATTTACGAATTAAAAGTAATCATCAAAAAACATATTCAAAAATAGCTACAATTTTTAAAGCGTATGATTCATTAATGCTTGGAAAAGACTACAGTTTTGAAAATGCTAATCAAAATTTAGGAACAGTTCCATTATTAAATTTTCAAAACAAAATAATTTTGGTAGTAGAAAAAAACAGCAATAACAATAACGCCTTTTTAGAAAACCAAGACTTTATGGAGTATGTCAACTTAACAAGTAATTCGGTTTTTATGAGAGCATATAATTATTCTGATGTTAAGAATAATTACGACGCAGATGAGTTAACAAATTATAACAGAAATAATATGACAATTGTATTCCCGGACAACGGCACCAATCCAGAAAACCCGAGTGGACTTTTATGTAGAACATACGGTTGTCAAATGATTGCAATGCGTTATCAATACGTAGATAACTTTCTCGAAGAAAACGCAATGTTTTTTGATAGGACCGGTTCTGCGTTTGCTTTGAAACCAGAAGCACTTCGATACACACCGATAACAATCGCTGACCCTACACCTCAAAACCCCAATTATAGTTACGCCACTCGCAATGTTAGTAGCGATTATTATAGTTTCCAAATGTAATTTAAATTAACGTTTTTTAAGTATTTCAATTTTTATATTTTTTTTAAAAAAATTGAAAAGAAAAATTAATAATTTTATAAAGGTATAAATAATTTAACTAACCATATCTTTGAATACAATAATAAGATTTTAAAAAATGGCATCTCGTATCAACTTTTGGGTTCTTCGCCAAAATTACGGTGAAATCACAAATCAAACAGATATGAAAAAAATAATTACAAATCAAAAAATAGTCACGTGTCCCTGGGGTGGCTGGGGAATACCAAGACAAAATGTCGTAGATGGTATTTATAATGAAAATAAAGCAGACATTTCAAGAAGACCATCAAGTGGTCAAGACCGAAAATTTGTAGAAGAAATGCGTGTCGGTGACATAGTTCTCATACCATTTAAAGGAAAAAAGGAGTGTATTATCGCACGCATTGTTTCTGATGTTGAATACGCGATTAATACAGGATTATATTGGAAAGAGTGTCAAGACGACAGCAAAATTCGCATTTGCGATATAGTAGATGGAACCCCCTTTAGACCAGTCGGTAGACATATCGAGATTTTGGATTATAAATATATTCCAAAATCTGCGGTAAATAGGATGTCTCTTAGTAAAATGAAGAAAATGAAGAACGATGTAATTTTAAGTTTAGGGTTATAATGTTTATAATGTGTATAATGTATAATAATGTATAATAATGTATAATAATGTATAATAATGTATAATAATGTATAATGTATAATTTGTATAATATGTTTTAAAATTAATTAATTTAAATTAAATATGAGTTGATGTCAATATCATCAATTAAATATTTTTCTTTTATTTTGTCTGCTAACAAAATATACACAATTGTTTTTTTAAATTTAACTATATTTTTAATTTCGTCAACAATACTGGTTAAATTTATAGAAGGTGACCAGTTATCGTGACAATCATAAGAATCGCAACACAAACAGTCTTTTTTCTTGTATCTCCGAACTATATTTCTTTCATCATTATCAGTTATTCTCAGTAAATCCAAGTAGGATTTACCGTTATAGTATATTTTTGGAGGTTTAAAAGGATATGATGAGTTAAAAATGAAGCCATATTTTTCTTCATTTTCGGTAACAATCAATTCGACGTTCCCAGAATTATTTGACAATACGAAATTTGGGTATTTTTCGTATAATTTTTTACAATCATTAGCAATTCTTCTACACGACACTCCTTTTCCAAATTTTTGGAAAAACTCATTAACATAATTGTTGTCCATTTTTATTTTATTATTATATTATTATACTATTTATTATAAAATAAATATTATATAAATTTTATATTTTATATATTTATATATATTAATATATTAATATATGAAGCAAAAAATATGTAAAGATTTAAATTTTAGTGATTGTGAAATGGCGATTTTGCGTATGGCTGTAGATCAAGCAGAGGAAAAA